ATCTACAGATGAATACTTATCCAAAAATAAATAATTCTGTAAAGTCTTGCTCGTAGTGACCATTTGTATGATACATTCATTTTCCAAAGTTGTATCATTATCTAACTTGAATACAGGCTCAGAACCTGTGACAAGACCAACTTTAACATCAAAATAATCAGATATCTTATTTGATGTTCGTTTATTTATCACAAAACTTACCGTTTTACCATAAATTGTTTTTTTATCTTTGTATGTGTTAGAATGGAAATCTTCAATTGAGTCATAATATTTTGTTTTACCATTATACCCTCTTTGATAACGAAAAATACATAAGGCTGGAACATCAGCATCGTCAAAAAGTTTTTCTTCTCCACAATCAATAAAATGAGTGAAATCACCATTTACTTTCAAATAGTCCCTTAAAAATTGCGAACTTGTGTTGTATAACCACTCTTTTGGAACAATGAATATTATTTCACCATTGTCTTCTAAGACTTCTATAGAATATTTTATAAACAAATAATAAAGATTTCCATTACCTTTTATTTTTTCAGGTAATAAATCAATGGTACTAAGTTCAACATTTTTAAGCTTAACAAATGGTGGATTCCCGATGACAGATGAGTATTTTTTATTATTTTTTATGTAATCAAAAAAATTACTCACGGTAATCTCTGATTGACAAACTTTTGTTTCAACTTTTTCGTAATCCAACTCACAAGCATAAATTTTTTTGTCATGAACTTTTTCGACCGCATTTATAATATGCCCGGAACCTGCAGATGGTTCAAAAACATCACCTCTGTTTTGGATTAGAGATACCAACACATTTAAAACTTTCTCTTTTGTTGTAAAGAACTGACCCCTTTGTTTTTTAATATCCATACCTAAATATACAACAAAATTTTATTATAACAAACTATAAATATCATCTTCATTTCATATAGTGTATTTTCAAATCAAACTAAAAACCCCCACCTTTTTAAGGGTGGGGGCGTTGGGCTGAAGGGGTAAGAATTATTTTAAAGGAGTTTTGAGGTTATTGATTCTCTCTTTAACGAATTTTGAGTCCGAGTGAATTTGTGAATTTTGACTTTCAATCCCGACATCACTTATCTTACTTTAGTAGTTTAATGGTAGAACTTTGCTAGTCCGAAATTCTCCACCCAATCAGTCACCAACTTTAGATTTCAGTGGTTCCGTTGTGGATGTCCAACTCATCTTGGATTCGTTCAATCTCTTGTTCATACCAAGAGACGAGGTTATCCATCTCAACTTTGGTGATGACGGTAGTTTTCACCACACTTGCGGATTCACCGTAACGTTGATGTGTTGAAGTCTTACCCTCAGAACAGTCAATACCACGAAGGTACTTAACCAATCCCTTGAGTTCCGACAAACGGAAAATTTTATGGTAAACGTTTTGGTTTGCCATGTGGATACGGGTCTTGAGAAGTGCCAAGTCCGAAACCACCTTCTGAAGTTTATCCATGTCTTCCTTGGGGTCGTAAGAGCGAATAGCTCCTTCTTCCACAGAGTTGTACTTTTGGATACGCGTCACCAACTCTTGAATCGACTTGGCGAGTTTGTTTTTCTCTTTGAGTGCTTGTTTTACTGTCATGTTATTTGAAAATTAAATGAATAAAGTTTGAAACGAAAAGTCCGATACCGAATGCCATAATCTGAATCGATACTCCATAAGAACCAAAAGCACCGAATCGGTTGGTGTGAATATCAATAAACATTTTCTCGCACTCTTGGATTTCTTCAGGGGATTTTGCCAACGAGATTTTCTCATCGAGTTGAACTTGGAGTTTATCTTCTTTACGTGCCATGTACGCCCTGACACCCCACGCGGCAATCAAGGTCAACCACCCAAGAAGATTTATAATATCAATTGTTGTCATAGTAAAAAGGGTTTTAAAGTGTAAAAATACAAATAAAAAACCGACCAGTCAAATTTTTTGATGACATAGTTTTCAACAATCTATTCTTCTTCTTTTTTAAAATCCAACACTTGTTGACGTTTCTGTTGAACAAAGAACCCAACCCTTTCATTGGCAACCTTGCAGTAGTTTGGACTAAGTTCAATACCAATCCAACGACGATTAAGAGTCTCGGCAGCAACCATCGAGGTACCCGAGCCAGCAAATGGGTCCAACACCAAGTCATTCTTGTAGGTCAAGATTTTGATTGCCTTAGTCGGAATATCCATTGAGAAGGTTGCCTTGGTAAGACTTCTTGTATCGGCAAAGTAATGCCACTGACCAAATACCAAATCAATAAACTCACGTTTTTGTTCCTCAGTGTAGAAAGTCTTTGGTTTCATAACACCATTCTTGTCCTCACGTTCCCCAAGTTCACCAACCCACTCAGGTTCACCCTTAACTTTCTTGATGTGGTTCTTCTTGTAAGCCAAGATGACACATTCCTTTGGATTATAGATGTACGGGGCAGATGGACTCATCCAAGACCCCCAAGCTGTGGTACGACTTCTGTGTGGAGACTCTTCTTCCAAGTCAACAACCCCGAAGAACTTGTAACCAATTTTCTTCATAATCTGCCAAATCTCAGAGACCATAAAGATACGACCTCCCTTAGCTTGACGGTTAATCTCATAAGGGATGTTCAAGGCAATCCTTCCGTCGTCTTTAAGGACTCGGTATGCTTGTTCCATCCACGAATATGTAAATTTTACATATTCCTCCCAAACCATATCATCTTCGTGGACATCATAATCGATACCAACACCATAGGGTGGTGAGGTAACAATCAAATCCACAGAACCTTCTTCCATGGTCTTCATAACTTCGATACAGTCACCATTGACGACTTTACCGATATAATCTTCATTCATTATTAATAAATTCTTTTATAAATTTCACAACGACAAAGATAAACATCAAGGGCCAAATCAGAGCCATGAGAAATCTTTCCCAGTTAGTGAGTTGATAGGGGGTATTGAAAGTCAACCAATCCATGAACCATGATACAAGAATACCCATCAAGAGGTAAAATATCATTTGTTCTCAAGTAGTTGAATTTTTCTTTCCAAGTACCAAAGGGCTTTCTTTAGGTCTTGGATTTCTCTGTCTGTTTCTTTTTTACCAGCCCTAGCGATGTACTTAAAAGTATTACCGAGATGAAAATCCATCTCCAAAGCTTCGATAATTTTGATGACTTCATATGTGTTTGTTTCTCCGCCATAATGATTAGGGTGATTTACGAACTCGTAAGTAGATGTAGGTTCTGACATTTTATTTTAGTGTTAGAATTGGACAATAATAAGTTCTCCATTCAGAATGCCAATAGAAACCTCCGTTGGTTGTTTGACGCTCAGGTCCATCAATAGAAGGAATTTCCATGGTTTCATATTCAATATTACAAATCGGAGTTAGAATGTCAAACTCAGTTTTGGTCATATGAATTCCATTCTCATCACCTCTTGGGTTATTGAAGAAAGAAAAGATGCCATCGGGTTTAAGCATGTTTGGAACGTTTCGTTGGAAATCCCAAATCTCCTCAGCCCAAGTGTCGATGTAAATCCCATCAAACTTAGGGAGGTATTTCATGAACCACTGCCAGTCTCCATGTAGAATCCTGACGTTGGGTTTGAGGTGCCATCCGTCGTCCATCATTTTGGTGAAGACATCAAGATGAGGTTCGATAATCCAATGTTCATCGACACCATGAGTTTGAATAAACGAATCAATCAAACCCATCCCAAACCCAACGTTCAGAACTCTTCCCTTATTTCGGCAGACAATCTCCGCACTTTTCTCCATGATGGGTCTCTCCCACTCCATCATGATAGCGTTTCCATTCTCGTCCATAAGACGACCGTCAGATGTGTACGTGAGCCGTTGCTCAAAATAAGGTTTTCCCATTACTCTTTTCCGATGTTATCGATAGTTCTTTCTTCTTCATCATAATCATGTCCCCCAAGGTAAGCAAGAGCTTCTTTCGCTTTCTCCACGTCAACCTTAACAGTCATGTTATAGTTAATTTTATCCAAATGTAAGGCAAAGTCCAGAGCATCTGCGATAACTTTTACAATTTTGTAGGGGTCTCCATTCGACGCTGGTCTACGGTCCTCAACGTACCCTTTCCACTCTTTCGCCGTAGCTAGCGGTACACGAATGGAAGACCCCCTATCAGAAACTCCCCAACTGAACTTGTCGATTGACTGAGTCTCGTGTTTACCAGTTAGACGTAAGTAATTGTCTGAACCGTAATTCTTAATGTGTTCTTGGTGACGGGATTCGAAGGAACGGAAGATGTTTTTGAAGTAATCCTCACCACCTTCGTCTCTCATCTTATCGTTGGAGAAG